TATACTGCTGAATCGCCTGCTGGTTAGCGCGCTCGGCCTCAAGTCCCGCCTGCACGTTCGTCGTCTCTGCCGTGAGCCGCGCACGCTCTGCCTCTTGCATTGCCTGCTGGTTCGCAAGCGCGGCGCGCATCTGCGCGTCGACGTTTGCCTGCTCCGAGGTCAAACCAAGGCGCGCCAGCTCAAGGTCGCGCTGCTGGTTCGTGATCTGGCCGCGCTGCGCGAGCTCCATCACGTTCTGCGCCGCCGACTGGTTGGCAAGCGCCGCCTCCTGCTCGCGGCCTACGTCCGCCTGTCGCAAGGCAGCCGCCTCGCGGAAGGCTTGCGCGCGCTGCTCGGCGACAAACCGATTGCGCTCGCGGGCTGCCTCACCGGCGGCGATGCCCGCCTCTACGGCCTGTCGCGAGCCGCCAAAGGCGCGCGCTGCGGTCGCGCGACGCCCAAGCTCTGCCTGCCGCGCGCGCTCGGCCCGATCCAAGTCCTCAAGCCCCGTCTCGATGACGGCCTGCTCAAAGGGGTTCATGTAGCGGCCAAGGTCTTGGCCCAAGAAGGAGGCGGCCTGCACGGTCGGCGCGGCACCCGGTGCGGCGATATCACGCGCCGCGAACGTGGTGCCTACTCGTCCCGCACCGATGCGCTCTGGCGCAAAGGTCGTACCGACGCGACCGGCAGAGATACGCTCCGGCCCGCGAGCGAGTGAGGCGCCGACACGTTCAGCACCCACCCGCTCGGGCTGGAACCCCATGAGGCCCATCGCGTTACGCGCGGCGGCCTCAACCTCTGGGACAAATCCCCCCTCTTGTGCGATACGTCGCGTCGCCGCTTCGCCGGCCATGTAGTCGCGCGTGAACGGTGCGACCATGAGGCCACGGTACGGCTCATAAGGAATCGCCGCGACCTGCTCCGCAAACTGGAGGTTGCCCAGTACGCGGTTATAGATCTGCGGGTCAATCTCCGTCTTGGAGACTTCCTTCTTCTTTGACTGGAACAGTTTACTCATAGTCTTTTCTCTAGCACGACCGCCGTGCGTCTGTATCCTTCAAGCGCCCGCTGCCAGCCAGGGCGTCCCATAATCAGCATCGTGTCGCAGTTGATGTGCCGCGCCCACTCCTCAATGACCGGGCGGATGATCTTGTCGATCTCGCCCAAGTCCCCTGCGCCGATGATGACCGTCAGCTGCTTGAGTCGCGGGAACACGTCCACGGTCGTGATGACGCAGGAGTTTTCCGACGACCAGAACTGGTACTCACCGGCCTTGATGCCCTCGATCACGTCAGCGTAATTGAGCTGGCCGTAGTTGTGCGCCAGCGCGCGCTCAATCAGCTCGCGAAACGGGGCGACGTACTCCAGCCCTTCAACGTCCTCTGTATTAATCATCGCTGCCCACCCGGCACCGCGTCGAGGCGCATTACGCCCACGCGCCAGTCGGTCATGGAGTCGCCCGTGACCTTCATCTCTACCTGCCTGCCGGTAAAGCGTACCGGCGTATAAATAGAGTCTATTGTATAGGTCTTGGTCGTCTCCGACCCGTTCGGCGCAAACTTCGTGATGAACTGCACCCCGACCTGGCCCTGCGTCTTCTCGTCGGCGATAAGCTGCTTCGCGACCATCAACCGATCACCGTCGCCGAATTCAATCGGCCCGGTGCGCGCGAACGGCACCGCGCCGTCGTAGGTGACACCCACCTCGTGCTCATAGACGTACCCGTCAACGGATACCATGATCGGGTAGGTGAAGACACCTCGGTCGGTGCCGCAGGTGCGCGCGAGCGAGCCAATAGTCCAGTGCCCCTCGCGGTAGTTGTACGCGACGTAGGAGTCTACCTCAGTGTTAGACGCACTCGGGTAGAACCACCACACCTCGCCAAACTGGTTGTTAGCGACCGCGTACACCTTGGAACGCTGCGTCTGCGAGAGGTTGTTGACGAGGTAGTCGAGCACGTCGCACTTGAGCGGGCGCACGAAACCGTCGTACATGAAGAACCCTGCGGGCGACCACCAGTACGCGACCGACTCCACGGCGGCAACGGCTTGCGCGCTGATGACGCCGCACCCGGTCGCGATACGCTCAAAGCCGTACACAAATGGCGCGCCTTGGTACTGCGCGGTGTGCACGTCCACGTCGGTAAAGATAAGGTTTACGCCACGCAGACGCTTCGCGGTCACGATGGAGCCGACCGTCTCAAGCTCAATGTCGCCCGCCTGGTTCGTGACCGCAGGCGTCCACATCGTGTTATCTTCTTGATCAGACCACGCCACCTTTCGCGCGTTGCCGCCCGCGCCGAGCGCGAACACGAACCGCTCTGCGGTGACGAGCACGGCCTTGTTGCCGGTCGGCGCGTTGGTCAGCGCCACCGCGTCGTTCGCCGTGTTGAGCTGCCACTCGTATATCTTGCCGTCCGCGTTGGAGCAGGCGAGGAGGTACTCGCCCCAGTTGTCGAGCGTCCACGTCGTCGCCGGCGTCAGCGTGCCGGTGTCAGCGCGCGGGGTGCCGTAGGTGAAAAGACCGTAGGGGCCGCCGCCATAGCCCAAGTTCAGCACCGCGTCGGCGTTGCCGACCGTAAACCCTGCCGGGGTGATGTCGGTGATCGTGCCCGCCTCGTTCATCGCGTAGAGCTTGCTGTGTGTGCCGATGCCGATCCATCTGGCGTTGGCATTGGTGCGCCACGCGATCAGACCTCGCGCCTTGCCCGTAAGCTGGCCCGAGGCGCGCTTGCGCCAGCCGCCCACCGGGCGCATGGTGCCCTCGTACCAGCGCACGAGGCTGGCGTCTCGCCAGCGGCCCTTGCTCTGGTAGTCGGTGCCGTTGCGATAAACGCCCGGCTGCAGATTGATGGGAACTAACGCCAAGGCGCTACTCCTTTGAGGATGGTACGAACCAGCCCTTAAATATGCCAACTAGAAGCATGATCGCGGCGCCAAGCCCTGCAAGCCCTTTGACAAAGGCCACAAGGTTTTCCGCCGTCTTCCACGCCGTCGCGAGCTGTTTCACGTCGGCCTTGAGTTCTGACAAGTCAGACTGTAGCAGCTCAAGGTCTTTTCGTAGCATCGCGAGTTCCACTTCATTCTCCGACATGGCCTACTCCGCAGGCTTCTCGTCTGTCTTCGGCATTTGCGCCTCCACCTGCGCCTTCAGTTTCTGCCAGAGCGGGAACCCGCCTTGACTCGTCGGGAGGCTACCCAGCAGATTCACGATGGCGACGGCTTCGGCTGGCTCCATCACCAGCGTCATTTCTAACTTTGCGTCGGACATTACTCAATTTTCCCGGTTACAGGATTGAATTCCTTTCCTACGTTAGCAAACGAGGATTGCCATTCATCAATCTCGTTTTTGCAAAGCGCATACGCTTCTGAAACATATTCTTCTTCAGATTTCCCGTTTTGCAGCGGAACGCGCTTGTCAATGGCAAATAATTTGCCGTTTGCATCTTCAATGTAAAAGCCAACAAGCTTGTTAGCTCCATCATTTTCAAAATTCTTAATCTTAACTTTCACAAGTATCTCCTTAATTAAAATACGGCATTGGCAGAGTAAACGGCGAAGCGATACGATTGAGTCGATGCTTCCTTATTTTTAAAAGTTACGGTATGGCTGTTGTTACTTTTGTAAATAGCAAAAGTTGACCCAGTATCTGTTGCTTCTCCGTCACCTGCTATTTTTGTGCCTGTTCCAACATAGTTTTCAAAAAATACACCTCCCCTTCCGTTTGAGGGGTTATAAGCCAATACCAATAAAGCACCGGCTTCAGTAGAGCAAATCGTTACTGTTCCGCCGCTTGCAACACTTACAACGTCTCCAGCAGAAATGTATGGGCCTTTAAGCGTTGACTGCTGCGCGGTTATTGCTCCTGTTGAACTGATGCGGACGCGTTCGTTCGTTCCATTCGTCATAAAAACGAGGAAGTCACTTGCGAACGTCAACTGACCGTAAGCAGCCGTTGAGCGATTGAAACTTAAGATTGTCGGGTTAGAGGCCGTACCAGTTGGGGCGATTTCAAGACCCGCCGCACCTGCGTTGGACACTACAAATTTGTTTGAAGGAGAAGTCGTACCCACTCCCATATTCCCAGACGAGTCGATTCTGGCGCGTTCTAAAATACCTGCGGTGCCATCCGGAGACGTGCCAAATACAATACGCCCCGGCATGTCCGACCCTGATCCGGGTGTGCCATCGACATTAAAGAAAATTGCTGCCGCATCTACGAACGAACTGCCATTACTACCACGCGCTTTTAGTGCGCCAAGTTCATCACCGTTCTGCACTATAGTCTGCGAGCCAACGGTAGCGTTTCTGCTTTTAGCAAGGAAAATCGTAGCGCCATCAGCGTTGGCGGCGTAACGGGTAGCAAAGATTGGATTTTCTATACCATCTATATTAAGACTTGTCGCAGCACCGGTTTGCCAAACGTGGAGTTTTGCGGTAGGCGAACTCGTCCCGATGCCGAGGCCCGTGGAGGTGAGGCGCATTAACTCAGAAAGTGCATTGGTGTTACGCCAAATAAACGAACCGGTAGTCGCGCTGTTGTCATTAATGTTGTAATACAACGCATTGCCGCTTTGCTGCAACGACGTGCGAGTTAATCCATCTGACAAAAAATAATTTTCGTTACCAGAATTGCTGCTGCTAACCGACCCAGTTACGGCGAGTTGCGTTCCACTAAACGACAGCGCACTCCCACTCGTCGCCACCTTACTGCCGTTCAGATACAGCACGCCGTTGGCGGTGCCGGCGCTGTTGGACAGCGTGCCGGCGATGGCGAGCGTCTTGCCGGAGCCGACGTTCAGACCGACAGACGTGCCGGTGCCGTCGCCCTTGAAAATGCCGTCAACCAAATCTAGGTTGGTGTTGATCTTTCCGCCCCAGGTGTCTGCCGACGCGCCGACTTCCGGCTTCGTCAGGCCAAGGTTGGTAGTAGTTGTGTCAGCCATCGCTAGTTACCTCAAGCGGCCTGTAAGTAGGCCGGGTGTGTTTTCTCTGTCCAAGTCTCCGCCGTGTCTGCGACCGGCGTCCATGTCTCTGCCGTATCCGAAATCTGCGACCACGACTCCGGCGTGTCTGGGTCGTCTTCCCACTTCTTGCGCCCCGCGCACGTCAGCACCGCTGTGGCGGATATGGCGCACGATGCGCGCTGGATCCGCTCACATGAGGCGGCGAGAGACGCCACCCCAGCCATGCTCGACCCGCTCTCGTACACTGCCTCCGCGTTGGCCGCGACCGTCGCCGCGCCGGCCATCGCCGACGCGCCAAGTCGCACCCTCTGCGCGGCCGCCGTCTGCGCTGCCGATGCGCTCGCCGAGCACGCGCCAAGGGCGACACGCACCCCGACCGTGCTGACCGTCGCCGAGGCCGACATGGCAGAGTCGCCGAGTCGCACCCTCGTCGCGGACGCCGAGAACGTCGCCGTGCCGCTTATCGCGGCCGCGCCCAGCATCACGACCTGGCTCGCACAGGCGACGGTGCCACTTGCACTCATCGCCGACGCGCCTAGCGCGATCCGCTCTCCCGCCGCCGTGACAGTCGCCGAAGCAGACATTGCCGCCGATGCGAACTGTACGCGATTCCCCACCGCCGTCAGCGACGCCGTGGCGCTCATCGCCGAGGCGCCAAGCGCCACACGCACCCCGGCGCACGATAACGTGCCGGACGCGCTTA